CAATCATGTATTCCTACATAAGTTCAAAGAAAAAGAATATACCTACAATGGACTGATGCTGATGAGCAAGCAAGCCACTGTGGGAAAAAGAGAAATAGACTTTAGATATCTTATCAATAAAAAAGAACAAGAAACAATAGCGTCTGAACATAGATTATATGACATAGTATTCATCAGTTATAATGAACCTAATGCAGATGAAAACTGGTCTAAACTTAAAGAAAAATATCCTCGTGCTAAACGTGTACACGGAGTCAAAGGAATACATCAGGCTCATATAAAAGCTGCTGAAATGTGTTCTACTGAAATGATATGGGTAGTAGACGGTGATGCTGAAATAGTTGACGGATTTATTTTTGACCATGTTGTAACAAGATATGAAAGAAATGTAGTACATGTTTGGAGGAGTCAGAATCCTATCAACGGCTTAGTCTATGGCTATGGTGGAGTAAAACTGTTACCTCGTCATCTAACATTAGCCATGGATACAAACAGTACAGATATGACTACATCAATCAGTGATCAATTTAAAGCTGTGGAAAAAGTTTCTAACATCACAGTTTTTAACACTGATCCTTTCAATACATGGAAATCGGCATTTAGAGAGTGTGCCAAACTTTCTGCTAAATTAATCAATAGACAAAACGAAGATGAAACTAACGAACGATTAGCAGTATGGTGCAGTCAAGGTGGCGATAAACAATATGGCGAATATGCTATTGCAGGAGCTATTGCTGGAAGAGATTTTGGTTTGTCTGTTAAAGATGATAAAACTCAACTAGCTAAAATCAATGACTTTGAATGGTTAAAACAATATTTTGATGGACTTCAATAGAAACATAAAAGGCAACGAGCTTAGAAAGATTGACGGAAAATATCAATCTCGATATCTATTGGATGCTGAGTTTGTAAAACAAGAACTTGACAAAGTCGGAAAAGGATTTTGTCTAGCTAAATGGTTTAATGTTAGTATCCACATACCTACAGGCAGAACTCACAGTTGTTACCATCCAAGAAGCCATCACATTCCTTTAGATGAAGTTAAGATTGATGTCAGTGCATTGCACAATACCAACTATAAAAAGCATCAACGAAAACTAATGATCGAAGATCTAAAACCACAGGAATGTAATTTTTGTTGGCAGATAGAAGATAGCGGAACACAACTAAGTGATCGTGCTTACAGAAGTAAAGATGTGTGGGAACCTGGTATTATAGATGAAGCTCTAGAACTAGGGCATACCGGCAACGCAAAACCAAGATACGTTGAAGTAAATTTTAACCAAGCCTGTAACTTTAAATGTAGTTATTGTAGCCCCCATCTAAGTACAGCATGGATGGACGAAATAAAAAAACAAGGTCCTTATCTATTAGCAGACAGAATCCATAACGATATAACCTGGATTGAAAATGAGATTCCTATAGATAACAGTTTGGATAATCCTTATCTCAAAGCCTTTTGGGAGTGGATGCCTGATATATATCCTACTTTACAAACGTTCCGTATGACCGGCGGTGAGCCGCTGATGGATAAAAATACGTTTCGTATGTTTGACTATGTAAAAAATAATCCTAAACCAGATCTTCACTTAGCCATTACTAGTAACTGTTGCCCTCCAGGCAATCAGTGGCAAAAGTTCATGACATCGTTGAATGATATAACTTCTGCCAATGCTATAGATCATTTCATGCTATTCTGTAGTTTAGATAGTTGGGGCTCTCAAGCGGAATATATTCGCAGCGGCATGGATTTTGAAGTATTAAAAAACAACGTAAAAGATTTTTTAGCTAATAGTCAACGACACAGTTTAACATTCATCATTACGTTCAACGCTCTAAGCTATGGAAAGATTTTAGAATATACACAAAATATTTTAAAGCTCAGAAGATCTTTTAGTAAAAAGCGTCAGTTGATATGGTTTGATATACCTCAACTACATGATCCTGATTTTTTAAATCCTAAGCTGATTCCTGAAATGGTAGTAGAACTTGAGAAGACTATCAAGTTTATGAAACAGAACAAGGAAGGTCGTTGGAATCAGTTCATGGGATTCAGCGATTTTGAAGTTAGTAAAGTTCAACGTCTGATAGACTGGATCAAAGCAGATACAGGATTTGACAAACACAAAGCGATGAAAAACTTCTATTTGTTTTTCAGCCAGCATGATGAAAGAAGAGGAACTGATTTTTTAAAAACTTTTCCTGAGTTAAAAGATTTTTGGGAACAATGTAAAAATGGATGATAGAGTAGAATACATTAAATCTGTAAGAGATAGATTAAACAATGTAGGACCGGGTTTTTGTGCAATGAAATGGTTGCATCAAACTCTGTATCTACATACCGGGGATAATCACAGTTGCTATCATCCTCGTCCACATCATATTCCGTTAGACGAAATAAAAATAGATGCCAGTGCGCTGCATAATACCAAGTGGAAAAAACAGCAGCGTAAAACTATGTTAGAAGGTGGCCGTCCTGAAGAATGTTACTATTGCTGGAACATCGAAGACCTGCCAGGAGAACATATCAGCGATAGAATGATACACAGTAGCAGTGACTTTTCTGAACCATTGATAGAAAAGCTAGCAGAGCTACCTTGGGATGCTCCTATTAATCCTAGGTATTTAGAAGTTAGTTTTGGCAACGGCTGCAACTATCGCTGCGGATATTGCTGCCCACAAGCTAGTACCATGTGGATGGAAGAAATTAAAAAACATGGAAACTATGATTTAACTTATAATCAATACGGTATAGAGTTTTTAAAATCTGGAACTTATTATGGTCCTAAAGATGAAAATCCCTATATCGAAGCTTTTTGGAAATGGTGGCCAAGTCTTCGTAAGGATCTGCACACATTGAGAATTACAGGCGGCGAACCCTTAATGAATCCAGGAGCCATGCAGTTCTTTGATCTATTAGAAGAAGAACCTGCTCCTCATTTAGAGATTACGTTAAACAGTAATCTTGGAGTAACCTTTGAAAGGGTTGATAGATTAATTTCCAGAGTAACTAGTTTAGTAAGTCAAAAGAAGATACGTAAATTTAGTTTCTTTACTAGTATTGATAGTTGGGGAGAGCAGGCAGAATACATGCGTACTGGCCTAAAATGTGATCACTGGGAAAGAAACATGAAAGAGGTTATCAAGGCCGGTGCAACTGTAAACCTTATGTGTACTTACTCAAACGTGTCACAGATTACATGAGAGAAAACCCAGTTAGTGAAGAAAAGATACTTCAAGGCCGTAGAGATTTTTACAGCTTTTTTAAAGAAAATGATCGTAGATTAGGAACAGATCTTTTAAAAGTTTTTCCTGAATACAAAGATTTTTATCAGCAATGCGAACAGGTTTATAACAGTTATGATCAACGAAACAAATAAACATTCTTGGTGTGTTAATGCATTCCATGGAATGAGTGCTAATAACAGCGGCAGCACAAAAATGTGCTGCATGATTTCTTCTGACTACAATGATATGGGATTTCAAAAAATATTTTTCATAGATAAAGTTAGTATTGAAGAAAACTTTAATAATAAACAGGCTTTAAAAATTAGAAAAGATTTAGAAAACGGTATTAGAAATTCTGCGTGTAAACATTGCTGGCAAGAGGAAGATGCTGGCCGTAACAGTAAGAGAATGAGAGATAATCACAAATATGTTAGACACTTAGATCTTGGAGGAGAACCTTTTCAAGGTCTTGCAAAGTTTGAATTAAATCTAGGTAATACCTGTAATATAAAATGCAGAACCTGTGGTCCTTCTATTAGTTCAACATGGATGAAAGAAGACTATGACCTTAATCATTCTAAAATATCTTATAAAGCATATGCAGAAAATATGAAGAGGTTTCATCAAAGTTATGATGAAGATAGTATTTTCTGGACCGACCTAGAAAAAAATCTAAGCAATATTAGACAGTTTGACTTCTACGGCGGCGAGCCTTTCTTAAGTAAAAAGATGTGGGAAATACTTAAAATCTGTGTCGATAAAGGCTATTCCAAAAATATCGAAATACATTATAATACCAACGGAACTACTTGGCCCGAGGACAAGATTTGGCTGTTTGATCATTTTAAAGAAATCAATCTTTCATTTAGTATAGATGGAATCGAAGACCAGTTTGAGTATATGCGGTTTCCAGCTAAATGGGACGAAGTTCTTAAAAACATGAACAAGGCCAAAGAGTTGAAAAACAGATTATCAACTATCAACATAAGTTGGTGCATTACATTAAGCACATTAAACATCTACGATCTTCCTAAGATTTTAGATTTTTATTATTCGAACTTTTC